GTCTACCTCGGCATATGGCTTCATACGCGCTTCAGCACGTTCCAGGAGCTTTCGATAGCTGATGTCTGCCTTTGCCAAAGCCTCTTCGGCTTCTTTACGTTTGGCAGCTGTTTCTTGAGACTTACGTGTTAATGACGCCTCTTGACCGTATAGTCGCTTTAGATCCTTTAAGGATGCCTGTTTGGCTTCACCGTCGACTTGTATTTCAACCAGAGTATCGTCAGACAACTCAACTTCCGTTTCATCATCTTCTTGATCTGTCTCTGGTTCATCCTCGTCTTCAGTGTCATCCGTGTCAGGGTCCTCTTCTGTATCTTCTACTTCTTCAAGGTCTTCATCGTCATCTAAGGTATCTGACGTCTCTTCGTCTGTCTCGCCGACAAGTGAGTCGTCAGTCGCCTCTAGCTTCTCGTCCTCTTCAGATAGGTTCTCACCGTCTGACCAACGATCTAGAATGGCTTCGGAGGCATCAAACATGTCGTCTAATGCCCGTGGTTGAGTAGCGTTGTCTTGGACGTTATCCATGGTCCTTATGCTTCCTCTTCGCTATTGTCGCGCTTTGCCAGCACCTCGTCGCGGATGGCGACTTGTTGCTTCAATGTGTTCACCACGTCGACTAGGGCGCGATAGTGGTAATAAGTGATCGAGCGTTCTTTGTTCTCTTCTGGTTTCGAGTTCACAAAGTTCTGGAACGTCTGTTCCACTAGCTTGTTGACCACGTTGTTAAACGCTGGGGACTTGAGTAATACCTCTGCGTCCTCACCGTGCTGAATGAGTTCTTCTTCAGTCATGCTGCTCTCTTTTCTTATGCTTCGCTTTACGTGGAAGCTGTTTGGTTTTGACCTGGACAATCCGAGGCCGAAACCTAGCAGTCCTCACTTGTTGGGCTACTGGGTTTCGACGTCTCATGGGATTTATCCAGTTGGTGAAGCGATAGCGCGGACGTCGTCTGCGTTTCTCGCAATCTCTAGTTCGGCTTTGTCGACAAACTGCTTGTGTTCCAGTTGTGCCTCTTTCAGATCCATATTGTCTGACTGGATCGCAAAGCCTTGTTGTGCCTTCATTTGCTCCAGCTGTAGTTTCATCTGGGCAACTTGGGCATCCATCTGTGCCTTCATCTCAGCAACCGCTGTCTGACGCTCTTGAAGCTCCATTTGCTTCTGTTGCATCTGCATTGCCATCTCCTGTGCTGGATCTGGCTGCTCTGGTGGTTGCTCTTGTGGTGGCGTTAGGTAGTCTTTGACGTTCTTGATGCCGTTCTGTTCCATGACGTGTGTCATGAGGTTGTACTGGTTCTCAGGTGTATACATTGTTGACAATGTTGGATCCTGAGACATCAGACCGTGCAGCACTAGGTACTTCTGTGCTTCAGCTTCCTGTTCACCGTAGCCTAGGTGCATCTCGACAGTGACATCACGTTTAGATCCCCAGTCACCTGGGTTGACCGCCACGTAATCACCAGCGATCTCAACGATCTTGGCTTGTGGTTCATTCTCGACAACCAGCTGGTAAATCAGCTGATACAGAGGTTTCAAGAAGTTGTTCGCAAAGTTACGTGCAATGATCTTCTGACGCTGTTGTGACATAGTCGCCAGCTGTTCAACCATAGCCGCTGAGTTTTGCTTACTGATGGCATCCTTGTTGAGGCCCTGGGAAAGACGTGAGACGCCTGTGGTGTCCTCTTTGTCCTCGTCCAACATCTGAATTGTCTGGAAGATGAACGGGTTCAACGGTGCCTGTACCATCGGACTGATGGCGTCAGGTCGTGACACATTGACGATACCACCGACACGGTTGTCTATCAGTTCACGTGGGTTCGTTAGACCACCTTTGACCACAGTGTAACGTGGGTTGTTCGTGATCATCGCGTGATCTAGGATCGAGCGTGTCAGAACTGTACGTGCAGTCTGGATAGGGACAACCTTGGACCCGAAGTTGGAACCAAAGAACGAGTGTGGGATCGGTAGTGGTACAAAGGCGCAGAACGGTTTGTAGGTGCACTTCTCTTTGTGCAACACTACGTTGCCAGCTTTGATTACTTTGTACGTCTCAGCGATTCCAGAGCCATCGAGATCGATGTCGATATATAGTTCATAAACAGTGATGCTTCTAACTTGATCCTGGAAACCTTTAGCGTTGAAGCCACGGTCTTGACCAATCTCTTCGTGACGTGCCAGGACCTCTGGATCGGTTTCCATTTCGACGTCTTCGTGATCGCCGATCTTAGCAATGAGCTTTTCGTCATACCCTGCCTCACGTAGTTCTGAGATTGTCATAGTCGTGCGATGACCCAAGAAGCCAACGTCGTCTAAAGACTTAGCTTGTGGCTCAATGACAAACTGTTCAGGTGCAATGGCCTCAATGACCACCTGACTGGTGTCCTGGAAGACGCGAAGGTCACCAGAGTACAGACCAAGTTCGTCTTGCTCGACTTCCTCGATCTCTACGTTGTCCTGGGCAACAATAGCGTCAAACTCTTCCTCAGTCAGATCCTGGATAGGCTCTAGGTAGCTGTCTTCGCGCTCGTCCCAGTAAACCTTACAGAGACCAGCACGTGCAATGAGACCGTCGTGGATAACAGACTGCATAACCTCGAACAGGTTGTTCTGACGGTTTGCAACGTAGTCACAGTAGGCTGTAGCGATCTCAGCGATACGCACGTCCTCTCCAGTCTGTGCAGCAAAACGCACGGTCTTGTAGCCAGTACTGAAAGTTTCTAGCAGCGCAGCCTTCATGCTCTCGACAGCATCATAGACGTCCATAGAGACATACTTACTGTTACCGTCGTGCGCTGGGCGTGGGAGCGTAGCGTTATAAAAGTCTATGACCTTGCGGCGTTCTCTGGATATCTGTGAATCATAATACCCGATAGATCTACGGATGTTATCATCGAGGATCGTAACGAGTTTATCGTCGTCCACCGCTTTGTAGTCTTTTTTATCCATAGTGATCATACCATTTCAATGTAATAGTCATCTGCACTCTCTATCGGCTCCCAGGCACCTTCGTGCACGTGATTGGCTAATGCCAACGACATGACACAGTCGTCGTAGCATCCTGGTTCAGCTTCCATAGATCCGCTCTCAGTCACGACGTAGGTGAGCATTTCGCGGATCGTTGTTTTGTCATTGAGTTCTATCTCGTTCTCACGGACAGACGCTCGTAGCTCGTCAATGATCAGAGGCTTGGTTTTTGCTGTCGTACTGAAGCCCAACTTAATGGTCTCTTTGTCCGTCAGCTTGTCGACTTGAACCTCAGTAAAGAAGTTCGGGTAGGCCATGTCTTTAGCCAACCTGGTACACGTCAAAAGGCCGTGACCGTTGTTCTCGACAATGATGAACGCAGTGTTGAAGAACTGACCTAAGTGATACAACACAGTCGCGTAGTAGTCTGGGTGCACATGGCCTCTCCAGGTTGCCACTTGTCGCTTCTTACTGTCGAGGACCTGGGCAACACTGTAGTCACCACCACGGACGCCCATAGCGACGTCGGCACCGATGACATACTGTTCACCAGGGTCATGACGACGGTACATCGTCAGTTCACCTCGGACGTTATTCAGCCAGTCTTCACCTTCGAGTGCTAGGCGCTCCTGTACGTCCTGTGTAGTACCCATAGACGATTGTAGCTGTTCTGGGTTAAACACGGGTCTACCTGTCGTCAGGAAGGCTTCCTCAGGCTCTGAGGGGTACTCCTGTTTGAACAGGTCGAGACCGTTCTGTGCGATCTTACGGCGACGGAACATTAGCTGCTCGTCATCGAGGTCATACTTGGACGCAAGCTCTTCCTCGTCTGGGGTACGCTCAAAGTTCTCTGGGACCGTCTCACGATACTCTGGGTCTGCAAACCAAGGGATGAACACAGGCACGTAGCCGTTGGTTCCCTCGACTGCACCTTTCCAGAGATCATAGAAGATCCCGCTGACACCATTGGCTGTACTCTCGACAAATATAGCGGTGCCTTTAGTATTGGGGACAGCTTGGGTCAGCGAGTTCCAGTTGTCGGCAGCGGTGGTCTTGGACCAGAACGCAAGCTCCGACGCATGAACGTGGGTCAGGGTCTCACCCCGACCAATAGCTTCACCGCCAGCTGTCGCAACGACATAGGAACTATCTAGAACGTCAAAAGACAACTCTCGGCGGGATGAATACTTTGTGTGTGGCTTCAGGATCTCAGGGCAGTTCTCATGGTAACGCTTGGTCATATCGAACAGGGCGCGTGTTGAGTCACTGTGGTGGGTAATCACTAGGGCTTTCGCAGCTTTGCGCTGGGAGACACTGAAGTACAGGTAGCCGCCAACGTAGGTCGATAGACCTTGCTGACGCGCCTTCAGAATGATCACTCGGACTTTGCCTTCTGTCTCCATTTGCTTAGTGACAGCGTCGTTGAGGATCTTCTGGGCTGGTTTCAATTTGAGGGGCGCAATGTCACCTGACTTAGTGCGGATCTTTAGTGCACCCTTCGCGTAGAAGCTAAAGTCAGTATACAGTCGCTTACGGACCTCAGCCAGCTGCTCCTTAGTAGCCATCGTCGGCTTAGTCTTGGTCGTCACCGTCATTGGTATCTAGCAGTGAGCTTAGGAACTCCTCAGCTTTACCGACAGTGATCTCAGACTTGGCGACAGGTTTGACCTTGGTGAAGTCCAGGATCAACTTGGCTGCTTGAAGACGATCACGGTTGTGTACTGGTGTACGCATGATCTCCACTGCGGTTTCGAGTGCTTCCTCAGCGCGTGGGTCTTCGATGTCATACTCTTTCTTCATGATACTTACCGCCCTTTTGGCGTCCTCTTTTGCCTGGTCGACGACTGGCTTGATGGTTTCCTTACTGTGACCGTCGGGAACTCCGAGGGGTCTTCCCCCCTTGTTCTTTCGGTTCTTTAGCATTTCGCGGAACTTTGCCCGTCCCTCGGGTGTCTGATGTTGCAGTGCCAGAGGGTTCTTGTGTGCTGGTCTGGCTCGACCTGGCATTAACTTTGGCTTTGCTGGTTTCTTCTTTCGAGGTTCTTTTGGCGGGTGACCCATCTGTCGTCTCCACTAGTTTGTTTATGATAGACAGTGTCTCTGGACATTGTTTGCAGAACACTGGTGCTGGGATCGCTGATGCAACCTCACGCAACACAGTGTCCTGTTGTGCTTTGGTTAGGAGCTTTGATGACTTGACGACATCAATAGCCTCTAGGATTGGAACCAGGTCCAATGCAGTCTTTAACATTTCGCTCTCCTTGGGGGTCTTATGCAGACAGTGCTCCAGGCATCATTGGTTGGTTCAATGCGCCTGGTGGCATTTGCTTCTCTTGCTCGTCTTCCTGTTCTGCTTTCATCAGTATCGCCAATGCGACGGCAAACGCCATTGCAAGTGGGTGACTGTAGAACTGGATCTTTGGGCTTTTGCTAAAGAAAGATTTAATCATCTCAGCTGTCGCTGGGTAATTCTTCTTCATGCCTTTCGGATCGTGCAAGTAGTAGATGACAGGATCAACTGCCATTTCAGGTGTGCTTCTGATGTATTTGTAGTAAGGGGTAGACTTGCGTTGTGCCAATGTGCGTTTAGTACCGCCTTTGTATCTGACATCAGTTCCATCACGGTACTGACCTTGGTCCTGAAGATCTTTCATTTCCTTCAAAACCATCTTTTGTAAATCTTTAGGAACCTTACTTCCACCAGACAACATCGCGCCGATGAACTCATCAAACGAACCGCGTCGGATATATTCTTTCCGTCCTGTAAGTTTGTTTGTCATTGGTCCAGGGTAACCAGCTAATTTACCCATCAACTCTTGTTGTACATCCTCATCAAAACTACTCAACAAGGCTGGGTTGTAACGCTGATCGTTTAGACCGTGCGCTACTTCATGAAGTGCAGTGATGTAAGATTGAAACTCTGAGCCAGCCGCCTGTGGATCCAATGCATAGGCATTACCAGCTTCATAGAGACCCATAGCATCTGTAGAGTTTGGAGCATTAGCATCAAAGCGCATTTTACGCTGATCGCTATACATCTTCAGGGCTACGTTTATAGCATCTGCCAACTCACGTACCTGGTTGATGTCTTTGATCCCGTCTTCGTACTTGCTGCCCTTCTTACCAACCTCGATGATTGCACGGACAGGTTCAGCTGCTTGCTTTACCTCTTGGGTACTTGGGACAGAAGACCGTTGGGTGGGTCCACCCGCAAGCCTGGACGCGAGGATCCCTGCGACTCCATCTGTGACTGGGGCAATTGCTGCTCGCGTTTGGCCTTCGCCATCGCCACTAGGCCCTCGATAAAGTCTTTCATTGACTCCTTGGGCACCTGACTGATTATTGACGGCTCCGTCTCCGTCTGCATCGGGGAGTGCTTCTTGGATTTGGTCATTTGTTATTCCTTCGCTTTCCGCAAGCATGATTGCAGCATCTAGATAGTCATTATCTGCGCCTCTTCCAGGGGCAACACCTAAATGTCTGAACAGTTGCTTCTCAGGGTACCACATAAGTGCCTGGAAATCAGCTGTTTCGATATCATAGCCAAGATCAGCTAGTTTAGCAATTGCGGCCTTTGTGACCTCACGCATGTACGCGCGTTCATTTGGCCCTTTAGGTTGTGCCTGTAGCTGTGGCTTCAGGTTCTTGACGTGTGTGCCAGTCTTCTTGAAGAAGTTAGGCTTGTTATGGTTAACACCGTTATCGATCTTATACTGCTTGTAGAACTTCTGATACTTCTTCTCTACGTTAGTAACAAAGTCGTCGAACAGTGCAGAGTCTTTGTTGATCTCACGTTTACCGACGCCCATTTCTTTCAGCGTCTGATTGATCATCTTCTGTTCAAGTTTACCCGCGCCTTTCATAGCATCCCTGACGTTAACACGACCTTTGTCGAGATCTGGGTCTGCTACAAACGGACGACCGACCAAGCGGTTCCACATGCGCATCCACCAGATGTCCATCGTTAGTGGATCATAGTTGCCACGGATGTTTTGGTAGAAGCCCTGACCAATCTTCGGGCCGATGACGTAGGAGCCTTTGACCTCAGCGTTTGCACCTTCAGACGAAGGTACTTTGATCTCTGTACCATACTGCTCGTTAAAACGTGCAATGTACATATTGAGTTCATTTACAGTGAAGTCGCTGTCTAGGAAGTCTTGGATAGGCATGTTAGTGCCTGACGCCTGGTAAGCATTAAAGAAGTCGAATGCCTCGACCATAGATGCATTGCGCTCACCACCCTTCTTCCAGGTAGTCGTAGGCATCACACCATTATCCATGAAGTAACCAAACACCTCATGCGCATACGCAAAGTTATCGGCAACGGCCTGACCATTAGAAGTAACTGCTAGAGCAAAGTCAAATGCAGCCTCTGCATCTGCGGATTGCGTCACACGTGGGTCCACAAGAGACACCACGCGCTTCGCGGCTTTCAACTTTCGGTCATACCATCCGATGGCGTTAGCATCACTCTGTAGAGCGTTGACAGCTTCTGTCGCCATGTAGGTGGAGATGATGTCGACGTTCTCAGGTGTGTACTCAAACGGTTCGTCACGTCCTGTGGCTGCTTTCCACTTCTGGTACATGTAGTCAGCTGCTTCGACCAGATTACGTTTTGTCTTTGGCTTGTATGTGCCCTCACGCATCTTCTGGATGTCTGCTTCGCTTGGTGAATCATTTAGGCGTGTTGCATCAATCTCATTATCTGGGACCTGTAGCGGGTTGACGTATGATTGCCCTGGTGCAGTTTGAATTGCGGATGCAATTGGTGACGCACTAGTAGCTTTGGTTGCAGTAATGACTTTGCCTTTACGGGTGACGTTACCTGGTCCAAAGACTTCCTCGATACGTGCAACGTAGTCTTGTGTCTTCTCGTTACGCTGCCAGCCTTTTGATGTCTCAGTACCAACACCGTCGCCTTTACCTTCGTAGACAGTAAAGTATGCCTTGCCGCCATCAGGGATAGCGTTGTGTGCCTGGCGTACAACACGGTTGATGTTCTCAGGCTCTTGAATCACGTTTAGCACGTTGTTTGACACAGCGGCATCAGCACCACCGTTTGCAATTTCGGACACGACAGTCTCGTTGTGCATCGCTGAACGGTTGAACGGGTCGTATACTTTCAGTGTCACGCCCTGCTTTGCCAGGTCTTCGACAGCGTTATCAAAACGACCACCGCCGATGTCGACAACGGTCTGACCTTCTTCAAACACGCCCTGTTTCTTTAGCTCAGTAAAGCCAGCTGGTAGTTTACCACTGTTGATCGACGTGTCAGCTGAGTTGAACGCCTGGGGTGGCACTGACCATAGGTCTGCGTTTGCTGGGGCATCTTCCTGTGGTGCCATAGCCATACGTGGGCCTACATCACGTGCCGCCTGTTGACGCGCCACACGGTCCACATACGGTTGTATATACTTCTCGACTGCCTCAGCTGGTACACCAGCCTCTTCCAGCTTCTGCACTTGTTCCTGTGCGGCTGCTACTGGGTCTGAACCTAGGTTATTTGCTAGGACATCCAGAGACGTAATCAGACGTCCCTTCTGTACGCGGTTCAACTCTGGATCTGTAGTGACACCCTCAACCAACTCAGCGTTCATCGCCTTGTTAGCCTCGATGCCACGGTTGTAGTTCTCTTGAGTTGTGAACTGTGGGCCAAACGTCTGTGCTTGCACTGGGTTAGGTTCAGTCGTACCAACAGCTGGCGGCTGACCAGGTGCGGCTGGGTTTGCCAGCATCGGGTTGCTCAATGAGTTCGGTGGGCGAACCATTGGCACGTACTCTGGGTTATCTTGTTGGAACTGACGTACCGCACGGATCAGTGGGCTTAGGTCCTCAATGCGACCACCTGTGGCAACACTCTGCTCATACTCTTGAATTGCACGTGTTAGCGCAGGGTTGTCATTACGTCCTTTTAGAACACGCAAGATACGAGCGACACCATCACGTGACAGACCCGTGGCATCTTCCATAGTGAACTGTGGACTGCCTGGGGTTGCGGGGGCGTCTTGTTGTGCCAGCTGTAGGTTCAACTGACGCTGTTCTGCCTCACGTGCAGTGCGTAATGCCTCTTCACGCTGCTTTGCGTCTTCGTCGGCCTGTAGCTGTGCTGCGGCTGCGTCACGTAGTGATGGTGCTGTAGGTTGCTGTAGACCAGGTGTTTCAGCGTTTCGACGGACGAACTTGTCGATCTGACTATAGTTGCCTGTTAGTTTATCGATTGCTCGACCACCGCCAGATACAGCCATCTGGGCTGGAATGCTCAGACCACCAGTTTGAACAGCTGCACCACCACTAATTAGGGGACGCAGTAGACGTTCTGTAGCGACAGCACCTTTATCGTAACCAACCTTGCTTCCAAAGACAGAAAACTGATCAGTGAAGGACGATAGACCGCCCTGGTAGCCGCTATTATGCAATTCTGTTAGCTGGTTTAGCTGTAGGATCAGGTTGACTGCCTCTTGGCCTTCTCTGGTGTCCCCAGCGAGGCGTTTTAGGGCGTCTAATTCTTGATTACCGACGATTGACTTAGTTTTGTTGCGTCCTTCACGGTATGCAGCTGCCGCTAGGATCTTCTCGGACACACTTTCGAATGTATCTGTCTGATTCGGCTTCACGCGGGACTTCATGTCAGCAAATCGCTGCTTTAGTGCCTCGGTTAGTTGAATGTGAGCCTGGTCAACGACGGCACGGGCACCTTTAGCTGACGTTTTGTCGACGTCTTTTAGATTAAAGTCAGGGTTTGCGTCTGTGATAGCCTTAAATGTACGCGCTAGGTCACCAGCTGCCTGTCTTTGGGTATCGTCTAGGCTGTCTGGATCTTTTAGTGTGCCATTCTTTGTATATAGGATCGCGGCTTCGCCTGGTGTTGTTGCAAGTTCTGCTACTGCTTCAAGTGCGACTTCTTTGGCAGACGTGATTTCACCATCTAAAGCAACTTGTGATGTTGCCTCACCCGCACCACCTGTGAACGCCTGTTTACCACCTTGCAGTAGTATACCACCGCCACCTTTCATACCGATAGCCTCAAAGGCACTAATGATGGCTGCTTTGGTTAGGCCACGTTTCTGAGCTTCAGCCATAATGTTGCCATTGTCGATGGCTTCACGGATGGCTTGTGGGTCTGACACATTGATGTCTTGTTCACGCAGGAAACTCATGACCTCACCACCGTATTCACGGGGTGTTGACGCAGCGATCATGATACCCGCGCCGAGCAGTGGGTTGCCTGTTACGACAGATGTACCAATACCAGCTGCCATTGCTGGACCAGTCTCAGCTGCGGTCTCACCGATGAAGGCAAGTGCAGCCATAGGATCTTTGAATGACTTACGCGCCCAATCCATGACTCCTTCGGCATCCTGGAAGTCCTGTGCGCCGCGCTGGGCCACTGGAGACATGGGAAGTGCCGCTCGGTCAGCTTCAAGCTCAGACGCACGTGTTAGAGCGTCTTGTCCTGTCTCACGTACAGTCTCAAACTTACCACCTGGGGCACGGTAGTCAGACTTTGCAGCCTCTGCACCACCGACCATCGCTTTCAACTTTGCGACGTTCTGTGGTCCTAGGTCAAAGTCACGGTCTAAAGAGTCAAACCAACGATTTAGCTCTTCTTCGTTTCTTACACTACCAAGAGCCTGGAGTGTACCATCGGCCTCCATCATTGCCAAAGCATCTTCAGGAACAACAATATCTAAAGCACGTCTGATTGTCGTTAGCCTGTCGACATCCATGCTTTCCAAGGTGTTTGCAGCGTTAGTTGCAATACCAGAGTAAATACCCTGCTTTGTACCAATGACACCTCGCTGCCACGAGCGTCCAACACCAGTGCCTGGTGGGTTTACTGGTGCTTCAGCTTGGCGAGGCCCTGCGGCTTGTAGCATCTGGAACGCCCGAGCGACTTTGTCAAACTCTGGGGTCCCCTTCTTGTCCTTGTTTTGGACAAGCCACTGCGCGTAGGCTGTCAAGTTGTCTTGAGCCATAGAGAACCTCTAAATGTAAGGGAGTATTAACCGCCGTTAATGACAGCGTTAGCTTCATCAATCACTGACTGGTCGACTGTACTTGTATTTGGGTCAGCTAGATCATCATCGAGAGGCGCATTAGGATCAACCTGGATGCCATTCTGAAGTCGATTGAGGATCTTCTTCTGTAGTAGAAGCTGACGATCAAGCCATGCTTTCCAGACAACGTCGTTACTGTCTAGGGTTGGAGCTTGTGACGCAAATAGTTGCATTTCGGCGTTAGAGATTGCACCTTTGGTCTGAGCTACACGCTGCATAACACTGTCTAGACGGACTTCCTGTAGGAACAGGCGTTTTGCCTCGTCCTCGTTGCCAACAGCGCGTCCTGTAAGACGACTTGCGATAGCTGCCCAATTAAAACCCGTTAGACTACTGTCAGGGTCCTGTGTAAACATATCACGGGCAGACTGTAGTTTAGCAATAGCTGAACGGACCTCACCAATGGCCTCTGGATCACCAGGGTTATTACCACCAGCACCGCCTGAGTTCATCTTACGCATCAGATCTTTACGACGCTGGTCTTCCAGCATCCGCGCTTCCTCGATCTGCATACGCTCCATGTCAGCCTGGCGGTTGTAGTCCATGATGTTACCATAGGCATCGATTGCCGATGAATAACCTTGACCAGTGTTAGCACCTTGCATCATTGCACCACCAACACGTAGTAGTCCTTCACCTAAACCAATGCGGTTGTCAGGGATCATAGGCATACGGGAAGACCCACGTGCGTTACCAGTTGCACCCTGGAGTGCTGGTGGTTTCGCTGGTGCTGGGTTTTGCATCAGTAAAGGTGATCCCATACTCATTGGGGGCTGACCATTAGGGTTTTGGTTTAAAACACCTGGGGGATACGAAAAGTTAACCATTTGTCAGTTTCTCCTACACAAAGCCGCCGAGGCCAGGGCCACCGCCAAACAAAGGATTAAAGAACGAAGAGTTGCCATTAATACTAAAGCCAAGTTGGTTTGCCATACCCGCTCCCGACATAGCACCGCCGAGGAAGGATTGCCCTGGATTAACCATGTTTGCTTGGTAATTTCCCGATCCTGGAGAACCGCTAGCTAAGAAGCCACCGTAGTCTTTACCTAGGTTGTAATTATAGCCAGTCAGGTAGTCGAACTGTGAGCGGTCTGCATCAAGTTTGCCTTGGTCCCATGTGTTCTGATTGTTACCTGCACTCAATGCGGTATTAGCGCCAGACACACTTGTGTTGTTACCCTGGTTAGCCATGTTCATACCAGTGGTTGTCGCTGTGTTTAGCTGGTTGTTCGCAGTGCCAGCGTTTGACAACATGTTACCAGCTGACGTCATGGTGTTGTTACCAGCTGTCAGGGCACTACCAGCGTTACCGTAGGCAGTTCCCATGTTACCCGTCATGTTACCCTGGTTGACGTAGGTGTTCATGGCGTCACCATAGAAACCACCAGTGTTAGACATGTTGTTCGCCATGTTGACTGTGCCAGTCATGCCTTGGTTGAACTGGG